CTTGGAGTACCATTTTCAGTATATCTTGCTAATACAAGTGTACCTTCTTCAGTTGGTAAACTTAATGCTTCTAATGCAGAAACAGCAGCAGCTCTTGAAGTTAATGCTGATTGATTTCTTAAAAGTTTGAAATTTTTAATATTTGCCATAATATGTATTAATTATCCCAATATTGTTGGGTTGTTTCAAAATATTGATTAGAGTCTATGCTTACTACATGGTCTTCAATAATAAGTCCATTTGCTGCAGACAAACCAGTAGCTATCTAATTTTGTAAATCTTTTAATGTTTGTTCTACATCTGAAAATTCCTCACTTAAATATAAAGGAGAAGTTATTTTTACAGAATTTCCTTCTGGTGAATTAATAACTACGTCTCCATCAGAAGAAGTTATATTAATAGAACTACCTTGTATATTAGTTTCACCTTCAGATGTTATATTTATGTTACCAGAATTAGAAACTAAGTTAGTATCATTATTAACAATTAATCCACCATTTTCTCCTTGAATATTAATATTTTGAGGAACAATAACCTCAAAATTATCTCCAACTTTTACATTATCGCTTTCTACAAATAAATCATTGTTTCCTAGTATAACCGTAGAGTTTCCTGTTGTTATAGTTACATTATCAGAATTAGCAGTAACTCTTACATTAGGATCATTAGCATTTTGTATTTGTCTTGCATATGCACTAATGATTGTATTTGTAGGAACTTCTGGGTCTGGAGATAAAATAAATTCAACAGAAGTGCTATTAATAAAGTCATTAATCTAGAATAGTTTACTTAAATCAATATCAATAGTTTCTCCACTACTCATATGAATTTCAAGTATTTTACCATCGTCGATTAATTCAGCACTTTCTATAAAAACGTTTTCAAATAATGTAAAGGAAGCGTCAGTGGAAAAGTCGTTTCCACTGGCGTCCTTCCCCTTTAATGTATAAGTGGTTGATCCGTCTACATTATTAGTTTTATCGAAAGATAAACTTTTTAGCATAGACATTATTTGTTCCCATCCTCCTGCATCACATTGATAGAATTTACCATGAGTCCAAATAAGTCTACCTTCATCAATAAAAGCTATAGATTTTTTAGAAATATTTCTAGTTTCTAAATCTTTATCAAAGTCAGCTCTTTTTACATAATGTAGATGAATCTAATTTAAATACCAATTATCATTTTGCATTTAATTCGTTTTAAAAATTAAGCTCCAGTCCATTGATGAAGAAGGTCATCAGCCCAACCTTGTGGTAAATCACCTGACTGTACTCCATCTAATGGGTTTGTTACATTATCATCTACCCATTCAGAAGTTGTTTGAGAATCAGTTACATTATCATCAACCCATTCAGATGTCATGTTTGGATCTCCAGGTACTGATCCAGGAGTAGAACAATCACTAAATGGATCTTGTAATTGACCTAACCAACTTGGACTAAAGTCTGGTTCAGCTGAAGTTATTCCAACTTTTCTTTCTAAATCTTTTACTCTTTCGTTTAAGAATAATAAACCTCTTGTAAGTTGGTCTATTTTATTTCTATCGTTAAATAATTTAGCTTTTAGCTATCCTATTTCTAATCCTAGATGTTTAATTCGATCTATCTAACAATGAAGATCTTTAACTGCTTGCGCTGCTCTTCGAGCAGAATCTAAAGCAACATCAGAAGTTTTTTCAAGAACAGCAACTCTTCCTTCAACAGCACTAGCAGAAGCCTTTGCAATAGCAGCATCTTCTCTAACCTTTCCGATTATATCGATACCACAATAATCATCACAATGATGATGATGTGGTCCACAATGATGTGGTTCTGGATGCCAAGGTTCTGGGCAAGGTTTTGGTGGTGGTGGAGGAGGAAGAATCCTCTTAAATAAATCTACTAAATCTTGTACATCAATTACTTTATTATGACCGTGTTGTACAATTGGAATTAAATCTTCGCCATGTAAGTGGTCAGCTTTTGGCATTTCTGAAATTTTTAAGTCTCTACACTCCATAATTTATAATTAGTCTTGTCCTGAATATATTGCACCTGTTGCTTCAATCTCTCCGGTTACATGAACGTATTTACCATTCTTTGGCTCGATGTATCTATCATTATCTTCTTTTATTTGCCATAACATTGCGGCTTCTACAGCTTGATTTATTTTATTAGTTAACCATGTATTGAATGTATCAGAATTTATAATACAATCAACTATTCCAGCACAATCAAGTTGATCACCACCGCCAATTTCGGCTCTTAAAGCATCAATATCAAGTTTCAAGCCATCTGGCTCAGCTTTTAAATAAGGTAAAGTGTTTTCTTGTATTTTAACATAGAATACAATATGGTCATCATTATGTAAATTTCCTGTTCTATCTAATCCAACTCCAGCTACATATGCTTCATTAATTTCCTCAACAATTCCGTCGACTTTTAATCCGTCTATTGTTGAAGTTAAGAATCCAACTCCGTTATTTCCTTTTTCAGAATTAGAATCAATTTTTATAGCAATTTGATTTCCATTAATTGTAATACCATTTCCGGTTTCATAAGTATCAACTAAATCACGAACTGGAACTCTTAAAATATTATTTTCATCAATGGTGAATACAAGTTCTTTTGTATTAGAATCATAATCTACTTGAGCTAAATATTTATCTACAGGAATAACAATAGTTCCTCTATTATCACCATTTACTAGTAAATTATATGTTAAAGGATTTACTTTTTGTAATATAATATTATCAAGGTCTTCTTGTAATTCTCTGTCTTTACTTTTTAAACTTACAATATCAGAAGCATTTTGACTAACTTGTCCTTGAAGTCCAGCTATATCAAAAGAGTTTACAGTATCATCTAATGTTGCTACTGCTTCAGCTAATTTTTCAGTAGCTCCTCTTAAATTGTTTGCTGGCTGAGTAATACGATTATTTATACGAGTATAAGTTCCATCTGCATTAAGTCCAACTGCAGTTGTAATAGTTTGAGATAAAGCTTCAGCACTTCCTAATCTTTCGGATAAACTTGCTATTTCTTCTTCTAAACTATCGAAATCTGAACTTAAAGAATATACAGTACTATTTACTTCTTTTAATTGAGCATCTAGTTTTTTATCTGCATCTGCTAAACTAGTAGCATCTGTTATATAATTAGTAGAATCGTCTTTTATATAGCTTCCGTCTTCAGCAAGTCCTGCACCTTTCTGTGTTTTATTTAACTCAGCTAAAATAGAAGTTGCTTGATCTTTTAATAACTCAATTTTAGTTAAAGCTTGATCAGATTTTAAATTTGCTTCATTTGCAACTTTAGATACTTTATTAAGAACTGCTAATGTTTGCTCTGTTAACTTTTTAGCAGCAGTAGCATCTAAATTAGCATAACTTGCAACATCTAAAGCCTTGTGAGCAACATGGTCTGCATGAGCAGCTAAATCAAATACTCTCTTTAATTCTGGATCGAAAGGAGGAGGGCATGGTTTCCAAGGTTCTGGTTTTGGATGATGGTGATGCATTGGTTCAGGACAATTTGGTCTGCTGAAATCAATATCGTTAAATTCAATCATTTTCTCTTAAAGTTTTTTTGTTATTTTCAGTTAAAATATAATCTCCACATTCTAGCAAAATTGCACACTATCTTTTATAAGTTTTTAAACTATCAAAGTCTGATTCATTGCAACATCCACAATTTCTCATAATAATTATTTTTTTAAGTTCTAGCATCTACAACTTTATCATTATAAGGATTACCATCATGTAGTTGTAGTAATTCTATTTCAGTACGTTTAGCATCTTGTTCAGCAACAGATTCTCTATAAGCTCTTTCGGTTCTAGCTTTAAACCAGTTAACTTCATTTTCCATTTGAGCTTTTTGAGATTCTAATTGAAGTTTAGCTTCATTAAGCTGCTCTACTTTCTTCTAAAGTTGTTCTGCTTGTTTTTGTACTTGTTGTAATTCTTGCTACATCTATTCGTTTTGTTGTTGAAGCTGTTGCATTTGATTCATTTCTTCTTTTTGTTTTTTGATTGCTTTCTGCACTTTGCTTCTAAAATCTGTAATACTCTTTGTCGTAACCGCATCTATAATAAGTTCTGGACCCATTATTTGAGATTTAATTAAATCTGGAACTATTTGTTTTAACTGTTCTAACTATCGAGTAATATCCGAACTAGTTACAATGTGGATATCCCAGTCACTAAGAGTAAAATATTCTGGTAAAGCAGTAAAAACTCTCTAGTATTTATCTCCTAAAATGATAGTTCCTGTTAGTCCATTTTTGAATACAATTTTTGCTAAATTTAATGCATCTAACAACATTTCTTCTACAACAACATCCATCTGTTGATAGTATTGTTTTGTAATAGTAAAAGAATTATTAACAGATACCTGAACATTTGTTACAGCATCTTTTTGCTAGATACCGTTTAGTCTTTCTCTAAATACACCAGTAATAGATGAAGCTGTCTATTCTACAGAATCAATAGCTATCTATATAGCTTGAACTGTTTGAGCCTTGATTGTATCATCGTATCCATTAAATATAGTATTAATAGGAGCTTGACCTCCTCCAAGTCTACCTTCTTGCGAAGTATCAATTGGAGCAATTCCTGCTTTCTTATAAGCTAAGAATTTCTACAATCTTTCTGGAAGATTAACTCCTAAGAATTTAGGAAGCATTGATACATCAATCCAATCTCCAACATTACCAGAACTAGCGATTAGATTATCTCTATAAAAATGTAATAAATTATATTTATCTTGAAGAGAAGCACAAGCTAATACTAACGAATAAGGTTCAGAGCCTCTATTAGTAAAATAAACACCATTTACTGATAAAGAACAGTAACTTGGGTTATCTTGACTTCTTATAACATTTTCATCCTTACCATATAGTATATAAATACTTTCGCCTATTCTTACAGTTCTATATCTCTACATTATATGATTCTTATCTGTTTTAATCCATTCAACTTCGTATACGGGAATCAATTTATAATTATAAGTATTATAAGGCCCTGTAGGATATCCTGGTACTAATTCTTTTCCTGCTTGTAATCCATCTGTTTGAGGAGTTCCGTCAGCATTTGTAAAAGAACGAATATAGTAAGTAGATGTATCAAAAGCGTCTTGCCAAGATTCATTTATTAAATCTAAATCTTTTTTCTTTAATTTTTTACCATAAGTGTTTAATATTTGTGGTTTAGTTAACCATTTTCTTACAACAACTCTGTAAGAATCTTTTATATATGGCGATTCTGGATTTTTATCAATAAATGTATTTAATGGATTTAAAACTTCAATAGAAACATTATTATTATTTACTGTAGGTCTAACTCTATAAAAAGTATAACCTGTAATTAATAAGTCTAATAATAGTTTTCTAAGTTTTGTAATCATGTCAGTTTCTCGAGATTGCATTATGTATTCAATAACATCTTGTGCTGCAATCTCATATTGAGATATAAAATTCTAATCTACATCTTCTATTAAATTATCTATATCTTGTTGAACAGAATTATCAACAATTTTGCCTTGCTGTCCATTCTGTATAAATTCTAATAATTTATTTTTAAGTCGTTTCTAAAGAAAATCAAAAACTTCTTTTGCTATTTTGAGTTCTTTTTCACGAGTTATTTTACTTAAAGTAGCAGAGTCTTTACAAGATACTTTAGGAAGTATAGGAGTTCCTAAATATTCTCCAACTAAAGCATCTATATGTTTTTTTATTAACGGAATAAACTCAACTGATGTTGGATTTCCAATTCCGTAGTTTTCTTCAAGGTATCTATACTAATCAGCATCCATTTTTCCATTGTAGTAATTGTATGCTTTTTGTAAATCCCATTTTGGATATACTAGCTCTGCTATAGTCTTATTAGTATAATCAATTAATTCTTGGTCTTTCATTTGCAACTACATTTTGAATCAATTGGATTATCTGGATATACTTTATAACCTAAAAACCATTTTATGTGATTCCAACTTCGGTCTCTTAGTTCTTCTTTGAAGAACTTAAGAAATTTTTCTCCTTCTAGTTGAGCTGATATATTTATAGGTTTATCGTCATTATTCATTCCTAAACGAACATTATATCCAAATGGTTTTATTTTAGTTACTTTTAATGTACCTACATATCTTTTATTATACACTTCCTCAATTGCGTCGAGGATCACTTGTTCTGTTATATCCATCGTAATATGTGTCTGGGTAAATATTATATTTAGGAACGTTATTATCTTTTTTAGGTATTACTCCAAACTTTCTTCTACCATATTCGTCTTTATACCAACCAATGTCTTGCCATTCTTTATCAGATTCTGGCTCTAAATCAGTTGGTCTAATTCCTGTTAATTCTTCATCAGCAAGTTCTGCCATTCCCCAAGCAGCTATAATATCAAACTTACCTTTCTGTTCATCCGAATATCTAGTAGCTTGATCTAAGAATTCAGGAAACCATATTTCATCACAATAGTCATCAATGAAATCTCGAATGAGGTCTGTTTGATGTGCAATGATAGCAGGAGTAGCTGGAGTACCTATTGCATTACTATGTTTACCGTTAGGATCTGGATAAGTAGCTTTTGGTCTAGACATTAAATATCCTAACATACCATTACTTTGTAGCCATGTCTTCATAGATAAACGAGTAGCCTCTATGTTTGCTCTACAGTTATAATACATTAACATTTTTAATGCTGTCTAATATGCTTCACGCTCATTATCAGGTCTATCCATATAATAAGCAACATATTGAGGAGGTCTAGTTCCAAATGCTCTTCTTTTAATAACAATACAAAACTTAGATGGATCTTTAGTTAAATCTGATGTTTGTTCTTCACCAATGTCAATAGAGTCAATACCTGCAACATACAAGTTTCTCATTTCCTAGTATGAAATAGGATTTCCGTCTTCATCAGTTGTGGCTCCATCTTCCCACAAAGGTTTTTCTATAATATGAACTTTACCTTCATTTCCAGGAACCCATCTAACACCAGATACATTTTTAATTTCTCGGTTTCCACCTTTGTATATAAACTAAAGTTCTCCATTCTATATTGTTGGTCCTTCTTTTAAAAGTCTTATTCTAGTAATCTAATCTGTCAATAAGACTTTATTAAATTTATTAGTTCCTTCAAGTGCAAATGCTTCTTCTGCAGTATAGCAGAATTCTGCACAATATTCAACTAATTTTTTAGGAGTAGCTTTACGTTTATCTCTTTCTTTATCATAAAATTCTTCTTTAGCTCTTTTGTCATCGCACACACCTCTTTCATCAACAAATCCTTTTTTATAAAGAGCTGTATATGCTGGAATAAAGAAACAAGTATATACCCAAGTTCCATCAGGTGTATAATTATGATAAAAAGGTAATATATCTACAGATTCTGGATTGTAATACATATCAATAAGTCCTGCCATTTGTGGACCAGTGTCTCCACCAGTTCCACCAGCAACAATTACTCCAATTTTATTACCTCCAAGAGTTGTTAAAGCCTCAGCTTTAACGAAAGATTTACTAAAGATTGGATTAGAACCTGCCTCTTCAAGAATTAATAAGTCAGCACGATCACCACGAATCTTTGAATCTTTTTCTGCAATAATACCTTCAATCTAAGACATAAAGCCATCTTCTACTTTCTGTCCATTTATTATTTTATAAAAAGATGCTCTCTTTTTTAATTGAGAGTCAAAAACTTGTCGAAGTTTAAAGAAGCCTAAATCTGTTTCATCATTTAAAAAAGTAAGTTCATTCCATACTTTTTCTAAAGATTTTTCAACATAATTGGAATTGAATGCAGTTAATATTGAGTTACTTGCTTGATGACAAGAATACTCATTTGCTATTAATGCTGCATTAATTTCAGAGAATCCAATACCACGACTTTTCATAAGTCCACAGTTTCTATGTAATGTTCTACATAATTCATAATAATGAAAGAATTCATATTGATATGTATAGAAATTTGGATATATAGAAAGTCTTGAAGTACCAGCTTTTTCAACATCTGGATTAGGAAGCTAATAATAATTTAAGAAAAAGTAATGTGGACCTGTTATAGTATATCCATTTACAGTATAACCATTAATGCATCGCTTATATTCTCTAGTCCAAAAATCATGATACAACTTTGAACCAAATTGATATTGACAATAATGTCCAGTTTTAAGTTTTACATCTCTAGCTTCTGTAAACCAATTTGGATTAAAATCTAATCCTTTATCTTTTGTAATAGGTCTATATCCTGTTATTTCATAAGAAAGTCTTTTATCAAAGAATTTTATTTCTTTACCAATAGGAACATCCCATTTTCCAGAACGATATTTTTCTTTAACTTCTTCAGCAACTTTATGATATTCAGCATCTTCCTTTGCTTTAGTTTCATTAACTACATCTACAAGCTGCTAAATTTCATCAGGAATCTAAACCTTTTTAGGTCGTCCTCTTTTTCTTTTAACCTCCATACATAAATCCTTCTATTGCTCCACCTCTTAACTTTGAATCTTCTGCCATTTCTTTCTTAACTTGACCTTCAAGAGTTTTTAATTCATCATTCACTTTTGATAATTGAGAAATCTCAGCCATGATATCTTTTACTTTATATAAAGGTTTACCTGTTTGTAAATCTCTTTCTTGAGGATCAATATTTTCAAAGTAATCTGTAAATTTATCTACCGTCTTTTGAGCAGCGTGTAGCATTCTTATAGTTCGATTACTTTCTTGTAAATCTCTATATTTTCTACACGCAGCTCTAAAGTTTGGATCGTTGAACTCTTCTTCAGAAAGTCCAGAATCTTTTAAGGCTTCCTGATGACGTTCTTGTTCAGAGAAGCCAGAATAGATTGATTTCCAATCTAATGCTAGCCATATATAGGTAAACTCACGAAATGCTCGTAAATGGTTTACACCATGTGGGTCTTCTTTACATTTATTTCTTTCATTCTACATTAAGACTGCAAATTCTCTTACTAAAAGAATCTGACTGTCTTCAAGTTCAACTTTCCCTGTCTTATTATCATATTGAAATATATGTAACATAATTTATTTATTAAATTCTTCCAATTCCTGATTTACCACCGTGTCCTTTTGGATAACCACTTATTGAACCAATTCTTCCGATTGAAGATGCTTTAGCTCCTCTGTGGAATCTCTTTTGTTTTTCTCCACCAAATGCTGTTCCTTTATATGTTGTTCCAGCTTTTTGTTGGTTTTGCATTCTACCAGTTTTACCTGTAGCTTTATGTCCTACAAGTCCTACATTTGTTGGCTTCTTTTTACCTTCATCACCAAATGCTGTAAACTTATTAGGTTTATCATGTTTATTTAATTGATGAGTTCCATTAGCGTTAAACGCTCTACGTCCACCCCATCTTCCTGCATGATTTGTTGAAACAACATTAGCACCTTTTTCTTCACCAAAAGCAGTGTGTTTATTTCTATTCATTGAACCACCTTTAGCAAATATTTCAGTAAGAATTGTACTCATTATTCCACCTTCTTTATGGAATTTTAATCCACCACAAGCTTTCATTTTTTTACCACCACAATCTTTTTCTACTTTCTTTTGGCACTTTTTACAAACTTTACCTCCAGCTTTGAAATATGACATTTCATAACCTTCTGGACATTCACCTTTAAGTTTTTTAATGTAGTTTAATTTTGCACCATTACGTGCTACTTGAGAAGCACCGCCTTGCATTTGATTCATAACTTGCATAATTACTTCAGCGAGTTGTCCTGCTTGTGGATCACCTTGTTGTGCAGCTTGCATAATCTATTGAATTTGAGCAGATGCTTGTTGATCTCCACCCATTGCTGCTTGTACTAACTAAATAATTTGTTCTTGTGGGTCTCCCTGTGGAGCAGCACCACCTGTTTGATATTTATTTATCATAATTACTTAATTTTAATTAAATCCTTTGTATTAAATACAGCTTCTTGCATTTCACCAGTTGATGTAAACCATCTGCATTTAATACCTTTTAAAATAGGTTCTTTATTATCTACTTTATTTTTAAATATATATGTCTCTTTCTTTAATACCAACATTGTTGGCTTGTTA